GAAATAGAACCTGGACAAAAACCTACTTACTTTAGTGGAGAGTTTCAAGTGGTAGATGAAGCTCCTTATATGGTTGGCCCTGAGGATTATGATTGGGATATTGTGACTCATGATACCATAGATGATATTCTAGGCGGTAATGGTCGTACCATGGAAGAGTTTGCGACAGGCAAAAAAATTAAAGGTTTAACTAAGGGAGAAAAACAAGTGGATTGGGCAGAAGGAAGATTTCAGTCTGAACTTGATCAAGCAAGAGAATTAGAGCCAGAAGAATGGCAGGGAAATTATATAGATGATAGGATGCCTGATGACTATTAAAAAGCTTAAAAGATTAACTAAAACCATACCCCCTCTTCGAGGACCTTTACCTCAAGGATTGCCTTTGAAGAAGTATGGTGTTATAAAACAAACTAGTGGATTAAAAAATGGCAGAAAAACCAGAAGATAAGAAATATACACCTATAGAAAAAGCTTTGCCTAATATTGAAAAGCTCGATGCGGATCCAGGCGAGAACCGGGTAGCAGAAGATATTAATGTTGAAGTTGAAGGAGTTGAAAAATTTTCGGATAACCCCGCTGTGACTGAATTATCAGATGGGGGAGTGGAAGTTAATTTTGATCCTTCTCAAATCAATCCTCAAGATCCTGATGATCACTTTGCAAATTTAGCAGAACTTTTACCTGCGAACGCTTTAGGACCGTTAGGTTCTGATCTCTTTGAGAAACAGATGGATTATAAAATGTCTCGTAAGGAATGGGAGACGACGTATGTAGAAGGATTAGATTTATTAGGATTTAAATATTACAATAGAACGCAGCCCTTTGATGGAGCTTCGGGGGCCACGCACCCTGTACTGGCCGAAGCGGTAACTCAGTTTCAAGCAGGCGCGTACAAAGAATTATTACCCGCAGACGGACCCGTAAGAACTCAAGTGATGGGCGTCCCTACTCCACAAAAAGATCAACAAGCTAAACGGGTGAAGAATTACATGAACTATATGTTGATGGATGAAATGGAAGGCTACGATGAAGACTTTGATAAAATGCTTTTCTATTTACCCTTAGCCGGTTCAACCTTTAAAAAAGTTTATTACGATGCAATCAAACAACAAGCAGTTTCTAAATTCGTCCAAGCGGATGATTTACTCGTTCCGTATTCCGCTACTAATTTAGAAGATGCTGAATGTGTTATTCATGTACTTAAAATGTCTGGCAACGAAGTTAGAAAACAACAAGTCGCTGGATTTTATCGAGACATTGATTTAGGAACGCCTCAATATTTTGAGGATCCTTTAACACAAAAGGAAAGAGAATTAGAAGGTCAGAAGAAAACTAAACCTGAAGATATATTTACACTTTATGAGTGTCATACAAATTTGAACCTGGAAGGCTTCGAAGACATCAATCCACAAACCGGAGAACCTACTGGGATCAAACTACCATACATCGTAACCATCGATGCAGGTAGCCGCTCAGTTCTTTCGATTAGAAGGAACTATGCGCCCAACGATCCAACGAAAAGTAAGATCCAATATTTTGTCCACTTCAAATTTCTGCCTGGACTAGGATTTTACGGCTTTGGATTAATACATATGATTGGCGGATTGAGTCGTACCGCAACGGTCGCTCTCCGCCAATTATTAGATGCTGGAACACTATCTAATTTACCAGCCGGATTTAAAATGAGAGGGATTCGAATCAGAGATGATGCGTCTCCTTTACAACCAGGTGAATGGAGAGACGTAGATGCACCTGGAGGAAGTTTAAAAGATTCATTTATGAATTTGCCTTACAAAGAACCTTCACCGGTTCTATACCAATTATTAGGAACGGTTGTACAGGCAGGACAAAGATTTGCATCTATCGCTGACATGGCAGTCGGTGATGGAAACCAACAAGCTGCAGTCGGAACGACTGTCGCTTTATTAGAACGAGGCTCAAGAGTCATGAGTGCAATTCACAAAAGATTGTATTCATCTTTAAGAGATGAGTTCAAATTACTTGCAAAAATATTTGGTCAGTATCTGCCACCAGAATATCCTTATGATGTTGTTGGTGCACAGAGAACGATCAAGTCAGCAGATTTTGACGATAGGGTTGATATTCTTCCTGTTGCGGATCCGAATATCTTTTCGCAGACGCAAAGAATAAGTATAGCTCAAACTGAACTTCAGTTAGCTACATCTAACCCACAATTGCATAACTTATATGAAGTATATCGTTCCATGTATTCAGCGTTAGGAGTGAAAGACATTGATAAAGTGTTACCTCCTCCTAAACCCCCACAGCCAATGGATCCAGCGTTAGAGCACATTGATGCTTTAGCAATGAAACCATTTCAGGCTTATATGGGGCAAGATCATAGAGCACACGTTAGTGCGCACTTACATTTTATGGCTTTAAACATGGTTCGTAATAATCCTACCGTCATGGCTGCTATTGAGAAAAATATATTAGAACACATTTCTTTAATGGCTCAGGAACAAGTTCAAATGGAATTTAAAGAAGAGATTCAAAAAATTCAGCAGCTGCAACAGATGGCTAATCAGAATCCACAAATGGCTCAACAGATTCAGCCGCAGATTGTTCAAATGACTCAACAGATTGAAGCTCGTAAAGCTGTATTAATTGCAGAATTTATGGAAGAATTCATGGTAGAAGAGAAACAAATCACTTCTCAATTCGATCATGATCCTTTATTAAAGATTAAGTCTAGAGAAGTTGACTTAAAAGCAATGGATACGCAGAGAAAACAAAAAGAAATGGAACAACGTAAAAACGTTGAAACCGCTAAGATTCTTTCTAGAGAAGGAATTGAAGATGATAAGCTTGAACAAAATGAGGATTTAGCTATACTCCGAGCTGATACATCTTTAACTAAACAGCATATGTCTGATGTTGTAAAAATGGACATTGCTAGTATGAAACGTAAAGACGTTAAAACACTAAAAGGACCAAAACGCTAAGGAGGCATTATGGCAAAAGACGGTAAAGAACCTTTCTACAAAGGAATAGACCAAAAGCAGTTCGTTAATAAAGACGGCTACTTAAAAGGTGGAGTTGAAATTAAAATTCCTGAAGGCATACCAACTGTGAATAAAGTTGGGGGTCAACGTAGAATGTTAAAAGATAAAAAATCAGAAGTTAAGTGGTACTAAATTTTTGCGCGCGTTGCGCGTAAGTCCTACTTTTTGAAGGAGATATTATGGCATGGTTTGGATTAGCGAGAATGGCTCTACAAGCAGGAGCTAAAATCTACGCAAATAAACAAAGAGCAAAAGTAGCAATGTCTGATGCACAAGTATTGCATGCAGAGAAGATGGCCCGTGGAGAAGAATCTTACCAGGGTAAACTTTTAGAAGCGCGACAGAATGACTACAAAGACGAATTTGTGTTGATCATATTAAGCGCGCCGATCATTGTGCTTGCCTATGGGGTTTTCGCAGACGATCCGCAGATGACAGAGAAGATAAACGTCTTCTTTCAACATTTTGGAAATTTACCAGTATGGTTTCAAACCCTATGGATTACCGTAGTGGCGGCTATATTTGGGATTAAAGGAACTCAGGTCTTCCGTAATGGCGGGCCTAGTAATGGGAAGAAAAAGTAAGCTTGCCATTTTTGTTAAATTAAGTTAATAAGGAGATACTATGAGAAACGATTTCGGAACTAGACCTTATAAACCAAGATTCCCATACTCTAGAGAGAAAAAAGCTAGTGGTGGTAAAGCTCAAGGATATGATGATAGACTTGATGAATCTTTAGGTGCTAGAGATGGAGCAGAGTCTACTAAGTCTCAAAGCTTCAAAGCTAGAAGAGATGAGTCTAAAGGTGCGGAAAAAGCTGCAGGTAAAAGAGCTTATTCTGCTGTTTCAACAATGGATAAATAGGAGGTACTATGGCAAATACTGGAAGAGAAAATCTACTTGAAGAAGTAGGACGTATAGATGCTGAAAAGTCCAACCCTAACCGTAGAGCTGAAAAAAGAAGAGTTGTCGGAGAACTAAACAAAGGCTACAAAAAAGGTGGTCGTGCTGGTTTAAGACACGGTGGTTCAGCTGGTGCAGTTATGAGTGGAAAAAAAGTTGGCGTACAAATAAGATAATGCCAGGCATCGAAATTAAAGGACGAAGCAAAATCGCGAACTATCGTCATGGAGGCCGAGCAGGTTTTAAATCTGGGTCTGATGACAGATGGATTCAAAAAGCAACCAAAAACATGCGAACTGACAAACCTTGCACAGGCAAGAAGTTTGGAAGTAAAACATGCCCGCCAGGATCTAAAAGATATAACTTAGCAAAAACTTTTAGAAAAATGGCAAAAAGTAGAGGATAGTGGAGAGCTTAGATTTAGTCTTAAGATTAAGAACAGAAATTCGAAAAACGTTAGAGGCGTTAACATTGTCTATAACATCAGGTGGTGTTGACAATATAGAAACCTATAAGTATAACGTAGGGCAAATAAAGGCTTATGAAGCCATCTTACAGGAGATATCCAACCTGCTAGAAAAAAAGGAGCAACATGAAAAACACACAGGAAACGTCATCGACATCCCCCACACAAAACCCAAATATTAAATTAGCATTAGAAGAAAAATATAAAAACGAATCATCCAAATTACCTGTTCCAACAGGTTGGAGACTTTTAGTTCTTCCTTTTAAAGGGAAGAAGAAAACTAAAGGAGGAATTCTATATTCAGATGAGCAGATTGAAAGACAACAGCTTGCTACAGTATGTGGCAATGTCTTAGCTGTTGGTCCACAAGCTTATCGGGATAAAGAAAGATACCCCGAAGGTCCGTGGTGCAAGAAGGGAGACTGGGTAATCTTTGCCCGGTATGCAGGATCTCGGTTTAAGATAGAAGGTGGAGAAGTAAGACTATTAAACGATGATGAAATCATCGCAACAATTAAGGATCCGGAGGACATTGTCCACGAATTCTAAACATAGAAGGAGGAAAAAACTATGCCAGAAGAAGAAAAGAAACAGGTCGAAGAAAAGAAAGACGACTCGAAAATGGTTCCCTTGGATACCACGGGGCCAGGAGCAGAAGTCGATTTACCCGATGATCAGGTAAAAGAAGCTCCAAAAGAAGAAACAGTAACAACGGAACAGAAGGAAGAACCAATAAAAGTAGAAGAGGTTAAAGAAGAACCGGTAAAAGAAGAACCGAAAAAAGAAGATACTAAACTCGAAGAGTATAGTGAAGGAGTTCAAAAAAGAATTTCTAAACTGACTCGTAAGATGAGAGAAGCTGAACGTAGAGAAAAAGCTGCACTCGATTATGCTCAAGGAGCAAAAAGAGAAATTGATCTTGTAAAAGAACAGTTTCAAAGCAGCGAAGAGAAATACGACAAAGCTTTCTCTGACAAAGTATCGGATCAAATAAAATCTGCTCAAGGAGAATTAGCATCGGCTATTGAAACCGGTGATGTTCAAAAGCAAGTTGCAGCTAATAAAAAGATTGCAGCGTTGTCTATTGAAGAAGCTAGACTCAATGCAGCGGCTAAAATGAGAGAAGATACGAAAGAAAAGGTAAAGACTCCTGATGATCAGGATTATTTACGACATAGGGAAATACCCAAGGAGCTTCCAAAAGAGACTCCAGCGCCAGATCCTATGGCAGAATCATGGGCTCAGAAAAATAATTGGTTCGGTCAAGACCGAGCAATGACTTTCACAGCTTTTGAAATTCATAAGGATTTAGTGGAAAAAGAAGGGTTTGACCCTAAGACTAATGAATATTATGCGGAAATCGACAAACGTATAAGAGTTGACTTTCCTCATAAATTTGGTAAGAGTGATACTATTAATACGGCTAGACCGACTCAGATCGTTGCTTCGGCGACTACATCAGCTGCTCGAAGTATAAAACCTGGCCGCAAAACTGTGAAGCTCACGCCTTCACAAGTAGCAATAGCTAAAAAATTAAACGTGCCACTCGAAGATTATGCGAAACAGTTACACATGAAGGAGGTATAAGCATATGAAAAAAGAACAAGTTAAAACCCCTCGTGCTCAGCAAACTAGGTCTGAATCTGATAGACCTAAAGTTTGGGTGAATTCATCTCACTTAGATGCACCCAAGTGTCCGGCTGGCTTTAGACAGCGTTGGATTCGTTATGAAACGATGGGCGTAGATGATACGAAAAATATCACCGCCAAGTTAAGACAGGGATGGGAACTCGTAAGAGCTGATGCCTACCCAGAGTCTAACTTCCCCGCAATTGAAGCAGGTAGATACAAAGGGTACATAGGAGTAGGTGGTCTAGTGTTGGCTAGAATACCGGAGGAGATCGCGAAGCAACGTGATGCCCATTTCAAAAAAATGGCGCAACAAAAAAACGAAGCAGTAGAAAACGAACCTCTCAAGGATCAACATCCAAGTATGCCAATGAGCAATCAAAGGCGTACTACGTATAGTTTCGGTGGTGCAAAAAAGAACGATTAATTTTTTAGTCAATCTTTTAAGGTCAATCCTCGCTATCGAATTTTTTTAACCGTTCATAGAAATATGAACAACTAGGAAAAGGTAAATACAATGGCAAATACACAAGCTAGTGGATTTGGACTTAGACCGGTAATGACGTTGGGGAATACTCCTTCGACACAAGGTCAATCTAAATACACAATCGAAGCTGGCGATGCTACAGCTATTTACAATGGTGAACCTGTTATTATTAACCGAGGTGGCGTAGACGGCACTGGTGGTTATTTAGCTAACGGTTGCGCTTCTACTACAAATGCCGTGTGCGGTGTGTTGAATGGAGTATTTTATAATGCTTCTTCAACGTTGAAACCAACATGGGCAAATGGGTATATAGGCGGAATTACACCAGCAAATAGCGAAAACATTACAGCTTTCGTAAATGACAACCCTTTCCAGGAATATGATGTCGCTATGACAGCAGCAATGGGAGCAACAGCTTCTTTGCAGCAAGCCGCAATCGGACAAGTCGCAGATATTTCAGCTAGTGCAGAAGGCACAGCTTTAAAATCTAGTACCACTTTAGGTACTCCAGCAACTTCCGGTTTAGGTTGGGCAATCGTTCGTAAGGGCGAAGATCCAAATAATAGTGATTTCACTGCCGCTTATTGTACTGTAGTTGTGGTTCAAAACCTCAAATACAACTCATGGGTAGCAGGAATAGCATAATAGGAGCAATAGACTATGGCAATATCACGAGCACAGCTAGTTAAAGAACTAGAACCAGGTTTAAATGCACTATTTGGCCTGGAATACAAACGTTATGAAAACGAAGCATCTCAGATATTCGACAACGAATCGTCTGACAGAGCTTTTGAAGAAGAAGTAATGTTATCTGGTTTCGGAACTGCTGACGTAAAACCTGAAGGATCTGGCGTATCTTACGATGAAGCGCAAGAAACTTACACGGCACGTTACACTCACGAAACAGTAGCACTTGCTTTCGCATTAACAGAAGAAGCTATCGAAGATAACCTCTACGACAGAATCTCTTCTCGTTATACAAAAGCTTTAGCTCGTTCAATGGCAACATCCAAACAAGTGAAAGGCGCAAACGTTCTAATTAATGCGTTCGCAGCATCTGGCTATAATGGCGGAGATGGCGAATCTTTATGCGGTAACGCTCACCCAACACTTAATGGTAATCAGTCAAACATACCATCTACAGCAGCAGACTTGTCTGAAACATCTTTAGAGCAAGCGTTAATTGATATCGCAGGCTACCAAGATGAGAGAGGTCTTAAAGTTGCAGCTCAAGGAATGAAAATGATCATCCCTAAAGAATTGCAATTTACAGCTGAGAGAATTATGAAATCTCAAGGTAGAGTTGGTACGGCTGATAATGACATCAACGCGATCAAAAACATGGGTATGGTTCCACAAGGTTTCACTGTGAATCACTACTTAACTGACACTGACGCTTGGTTCATTAAAACAGATGTTCCAAATGGAATGAAACACTTCGTTAGAGCACCTTTAAAAACAGCTATGGAAGGCGACTTCGATACTGGAAATGTAAGATACAAAGCTAGAGAAAGATACAGCTTCGGCTGGTCTGACTGGCGTGGTATCTACGGCAACCAAGGCGCGTAATAACTAGGTATAAAGTAAAATTATGAGGCGGCCTTAAAACCGCCTCATTCTTATAAGAAGGTGAGAAAATGAGAAAATTCTTCATACGTATAAATTATAATGGATATCATGCCCAAACGGTGATTGAGGCATTAGATAATGTTGAATCTATTGAACAATCTATCCTTGACAAACTGGGAAGAAATAAGATAAAGTTCGAAAAAGATGGATTTACCCGTGGTAAATGGATTACATATGAGGAGTTTAGAGATGACCGAACACCTTTACAATATGAAACGGTCCTTGGAACTAGAGTGGCAAAACGAGCACCTGAAGTACGGGAAAGTTAATATTCGAATGATCGAGATTAACAAACAAATTCAGGATGTTATTAGAGACATTATTGCTCAAGAAGAAGTCGAAACCGCTCAAGAGATCCGAATAGAAGACGCCAAGGCTGAAGTATCAATAGCCACTTAAGAGCTATTACAAAAATCAAACATTGTTGATGGGATCACTTGCGCTAAATGAAATTTTGCGCTATATCTGAATTACTATACAATTATTAATTTGATGTAGACGAGTATAGTCGACGGCCTAAAGACTACATCATATAAATTAGGAGGATATAATCATGGCAACAACTACATTTTCGGGCCCAATAAAAGCGGGAACGATTAAAAATACGACTGGTACAACAGTTGGAACGGATATGAAAAATACCGGCCAAGTTGTAATGGCACAAACACATGCTATTGACCTATCAGGCGGAGCAATCGCAGCAGAAGCAACTAGTGTGATCATTCCAGCAAATTCACAACTAATTGATATTGTTTTTGATGTTATCACTGCAGCAAGTGAAACAACAGATATCAGTGTTGGGCAAGTTGGCGGATCAGCAATCCAATATGTAAATGCTTACACAATTGGAACAACTGCGGGTAGACACTATCCAACAACTGAAGCTGGTGGCGCTCAAGTTTGGGAAGATATTGGAACTAGTGATGTCAGAATGAATGTAACTAACTCAGCAGGAACAAGTTCTGGTGAGTGTAGAATTACTGTTCTGTATCAACAAAACATTAACTTAGGTTAATAAATAATTAGTGAGCTCCTTCGGGAGCTCACATAAATTAGGAGAATAATATGGGATACGCAGGTGGAACAACACCAGTAAAACAATTCTATACAGAAGCTAGTTCTAGATTAGCAACGATAACCGGTGGTTCAACATACCCTGATAAAATTGTAATGCTGAAAGGTGTTACAGTAAATGCAGGTGCAGCTAATTGCTCTATAAAAATATTTGATGGTTCTGATAATAGTGGAACTTTAAGATATCAATTTAAAGGCGGTACTGCAGCAGGAGATTTGTATCAAGAATACATTGCTTCTAGCGGTATTAAATTCGATAACGGAATGTATATTGAATTTCAAAGTGGTGTTGGTATTGGAGCGACTGAATCTGTTCAAGTTATCTGGCAGTAGGAGGTTAATAGATGGTAACGTCAACATCGGTAAGCTTCGACTTATCGATTGAAGAATTAATTGAAGATGCATATGAAAGATGCGGTGGTCAAGCACGGGCAGGCTACGACCTAAAAAGTGCTAGACGATCGTTAAATATTTTATTGTCCGAATGGGGCAATAGAGGTTTACATTTTTGGGAAGTTGCTAATACCAATATGGTATTAAACGAAGGCCAAAATACTTATCGTATTTATTGGGACTCCGATGCACGAACTGCAGATTCTACTTCCGGAGATTATCCAACTAAAAACGCAGCAGCTGAACATCTTTATAATGCGACAGATATATTAGAAGTCGTATATAGAGACGAAACTACAAGTCCTACTGACGTATCAATGACTAAAATTGATCGTTCGACATACCAAGCTTTAGCAAACAAAACTGCAAAAGGAACTCCCTCACAATATTTTGTTCAAAGATTTAGAACATATACTCAAATTAAAGTTTACTTAACTCCAAGTTCAAGCACCAATAAATTTTTAAATTTTTATTTTCTTAAAAGAATTTATGACGCAGGTATCTATAGTAATAATCCCGATGCCCCTTATAGATTTTTGCCTTCTATGGTAGCAGGGCTAGCTTTTTATTTGAGTCAAAAAGTTGCTCCAGATAGAACACAAGCTTTAAAATTATTATATGAGGATGAGTTGGCTAGAGCTTTAGCGGAGGACGGATCAGCATCTAGTTCTTACATTACGCCTAAAGCTTACTATCCAGCTACAAGTTAATTATGGGAAAATTTGCATCAGGAAAAAATGCTATAGCAATTTCAGATCGATCAGGCTTAAGATTTCCTTATCGTGAAATGGTTAAAGAATGGAATGGAATGTGGGTTCATACTTCTGAGTTTGAACCTAAACAACCTCAATTAGATCTAGCAGTAATTGGTCCTGATGGAATTGCTTTAGAGCATCCCAGACCTGATTCTCGTACTCCTCCAAAGGTTACGATAATGCTACCGGAAAATCCTTTTGAAACATATTTAGGAGGGGACCCTAGAATTTTTACACACTCTCCTCTTCATGGAAGAGATACTGATACTCTTGTTAGATTTAGAGGAACACCCGATCAATCTACGAGTACGGGTCCTTCAGGCTGGCCTTTAACTCCTAGCAATGGAGCCGCTGGTTATTCTAATTGTTTAGATGTAGATGGAATTTCTGGTTCTACTATTTGTCAATCAGCAGGTCATACGATTAGTGTAGGTAAAAGAGGTGTAAGTGTTACTACGACGTTAGTAGATACAATTGATAATACTCAAACTACAGGAATTAAATTAACCAATCCTGATGCTGGGGTGGGTTCTCAAACCTTTAGAGGAGTGACGACCACTAATTTTTTAAAACAAGCTGTACTAATTGATGACGAAATTATAATATATACGACGATTGCTGATGATGATTCATTAGGACAAGTGAGTCCTCAAGCCACAGCATTAAATCCAAAAGTTGTAGTTAGAGGTGCATTTGGTACAACTAAATCAGCTCATACTTTAGGGGCAACAGTTACATTAATAAATGATCCTACTAATTATTATACCTTTGAAAAAACAGGTTCTAATGCTACAACAGGAGGAATAACAGGAGGCGGCTTTCCAGTATCAGCTGGACCCGTTACTATTACACCATGACCTATGATGAATTAGTTACAAAAACCAGAGACTATTGTGAAGTAGATTCTAATGTTTTTACTTCGACGATTGTTAATGGCTTTATAGAGAATGCTGAATTTAGAATCATGACCGATGTGGATCTAGATGTCTTCAGAAGAAATGATTATTCTACCTTATCTGTGGGTAATGAATTTTTAACATTGCCAGATGGAATTTTATTGATAAGATGGGTAGAAACCTATAGTTCAAGTACTGGCGCACGAACTCCACTAATGCAAAAAGACTGCTCCTTTATTGACGAATACACAGCAAATCGGGTGACTCAGGGTACACCTAAATATTATGGGTACTGGAACGAAACAAAATTGTTATTAGGTCCAACACCTGACACAGCCTTGAATGTTGAGGTTGCTTATGTTAAAAGACCTAATACATCGGATGGCACTAAATTGACATCCACAAATACGACTACGTATTTAAGCATGAATGCTCCGAATACGCTCTTGTATGCTACTCTGGTTGAAGCATGCACTTTTCTGAAGGACCAGCAATTATTACAAACTTATGAAGGACGATATGCTCAATCTCTAATGGGATTAGGTATCGAACAACAAGGTAGAAGAAGAAGGGACGAGTACGTGGACGGGGAGATTAGACAAAAATTAAGATCTGTTCCACCTAGTCCATAATATTAATTAGGAGGAAAAATGGCAAATACGGTAATGACTAGTTTTAAATCTGAATTACTTTCAGGTGTGCATGATTTTGCAACTGCGGGTGATACTTTTAAACTGTCTTTGTATACAAGTTCTTCCACAATCAACAACGCATCAACGACTGTTTACACAACTTCGGACGAAGTTGCGGACAGTGGAAGTTATTCTGCAGGTGGCGGATCATTAGCTAACCAAGCAGTTTCCACTGACGGTACGACAGCTCTCGTTGACTTTGATGACTTGTCTTTTACGAGTGCTACAATCACTGCAAGATATGCATTGATCTATAACTCAACCGACTCGAACAAAGCAGTATGCGTTTTAGATTTTGGGACAGACCAAACTTCCACTAGCGGGACATTTACGATTCAGTTCCCAAGTGCTGGTGCAAGTACCGCTATTATAAGAGTAGCGTAAGGAGATTTAAATGGCGTTTATAACAAACGATCGAGTTAAAGAAACCTCGACGACAACAGGTACAGGTACTATTACTTTAGCTGGTGCAGTTACAGGTTTCATAACTTTTAATGCTGGAATTGGTGATACCAATACCACTTATTATACCATCGTAGGAGAAGATGTTCCTAGTGAATGGGAAGTAGGGATTGGCACTTATACAAATTCAGGCACAACTCTATCAAGAGATACCGTAATTGGTAGTAGTAATGGTGGTGCTAAAACTGATTTTGCAGCAGGCACTAAAATAGTCTTTGTTTCGTTACCAGCGGAAAAAGCAACTATGAAGGATAATTCTGGTGATTTAGTTTACGGAGATGGAACAGCGGTCGACGTAGGCGCAAGTAAAGGATTCGCAATTGCCGTTGCAATTGCATTATAAGGAGTAGAATATGGCGCAAAATTTTCGCAGATATACTTTGAATGACGTAGGAACGGTGGCTCAAGATATTCCTGATGGGAGTAACTTTGATTCATACGACACGTTAGTAGGTATATCATTGTCGAATGTGCATACTTCTG